GTGGCTATGGGCTAGAAGTTGTTGATAGCCAAATCAAATTGAAGATTGGAATTGTTAACCGTGCCGACTACGGGGAAACCCTAGTCGATCAATTAGGGGATAAAGTAAATGTCTAGGATACTAAGGGATTACAAATGCCAGGAACATGGCTTTTTTGAAGGTTTTGAACCAATTTGTCCAGAGGGGTGTACCGATTATGTTCTCCAAGTTTTTCTCCAGGCTCCTGGGTTTAAGAGTGAAAAGTCTAAATCTGCCGACAGACAACTTAAGCAGCTTGCCAGCGAATTCGGAATGTCTGACATCAAGTCCACCAAAGAAGGCGAGAACCAAAGCGGCTACCTCACCCGCAACAACAAGTTCACCGAAAAAGAATACGCAGAAGCAGAGAAGTACGCCACGCCCAAAAAGCGAGGCAGACCCCGCAAAGGCAAAGCCGCAGCCGAAACGCCGCAAGCCCCGCAAGAAGCCCGTGCTGGTGACGCAGCAATCTGGGGCGGTGGCTTCCAAGGGATGAATATGGCGCAAGTCTTAGCCGGAAAGTTCGCTCAACCAGTCAGAGGTGAGTCTGTGGGCTTGACACCGAGGGATGCGGGGATCAATAATGGTCCTAGAATAGACCCTCGTGCAACCATGCAAGACCCTGACGGATTAAAGATTAAGACATGAGAATCCCACCAAACCATGACGAACGTGAAAATTTCTACCTGGAATTAGCACAAAAGTGCATGGTTTCAAGGGAGGAGCGTAAAGAGGACTGCCGGGTTTTACGCTCTTACTACTTGTTTGGGGCAGGATCGGAAGAACCTCCTGCCTATTTCAACAAGATTCATCCGCACATTGACCAACTCACCTCTTTTCTTTATTCCGCTGAAACCACACGGTTCTCTATCGCACTTGGTGCATCTGTACCTGTTGCCGAACAAAGAAAGACTCCAACATTGACAAGCGCACTCAATGATGAGTGGCTAAATAGCAACGCAGACCAAGTTTTTTCTACTGCGCTTACTTGGTCTTTGGTGTATAACACTACGTTCATTAAATTGGTTCAGAACAACGGTATCCATCCGTACATGATTGAACCAAGTGCAATGGGTGTATTGCGTGAAGATACACCGTACACAGACAGACAAGAAGCAATCTGTCAGCGTTACTACATCACCAAATCAGAATTGTATGCACGACTCTACTCACATCCCAAGCGTGAGAGTATTGTTGCTCGTGTGACAGGCGGTATACGCAACACAACCAATGATGGTGCGAACGGCGGCGATGGTGTTGCCCGTGTCATCTTGTCGGCAACCAATCCAACCATCTACGGTAACGTCGAGTTGGACTTGTATGGCATGAATCCCTATCAAGCCCGTGTTGCTGAAGAAACCATTGAGATGCAAGAACTATGGGTGTGGAACGATGAAACAATGGATTACCAAGTGGTCACCATTGCGTCACCAGATGTCATCATCTATGACCGACCCGGTGCATCACTCTTCCTTAAAGGCGAATGCCCCTTTGTGCAGATTTGCCCCAACCCACAGTACGATTATTTCTGGGGACAATCTGAAGTACAAAAACTTATGCTCTTGCAAGGTTTGCGTAACAATCGCATGACTGAAGTGTTGGATATATTATCCAAGCAAGTCTCGCCCCCTACAGCGTTGTCAGGCTTTACTGGCATCCTTGATGAAAAGAATTTTGCACTGAACCGAGCAGGTGGTTTGCTTGCGTCGGATATGCCTAACGCAAAAGTTGAGCGTCTTGCTCCCGAAATGCCAAGCAACTTGTTTGAGGTGTTGCATGAAATTGATGATATGTTTTCTGAGGTTTCTGGAATCAGTAACGTGTTATCTGGCAAAGGGGAGTCCGGCGTTAGATCCACTGGTCATGCCTCTCAGCTTGCTCGTCTAGGTTCTAGTCGTGCTAAAAAACGTGCCCTCATTGTTGAAGACAGTCTGGAAAAAGTAGCAACACTCTATCTTAAATTGATGCAAGCCTACGATGCCACGCACTTCAAAGACACTGAAGGTACGCCCTTTATTGCTGAACAATTCACAAAAGATTTTGTTGTGAAAGTTGACGCACACAGCAATAGCCCAATCTTTACTGAAGACACAAAACAACTTGCATTTAACTTGTTTAAAGTGGGTGCTATTGATAAGATGGGCTTGCTTGATTTGGTTGAACCACCAATGAAGCAATTGTTGAAAGAAGATTTGAAGAAGCGTGAGGAGAAAGAAGCTGCGATGCCTAAACCGCAAGCACCTGCTCACAAACCGAAATCTGTTCCTAAGGCGGCGTGATGGCAACACAAGTCCAACCCAAAGCGGATCAACCAAGAGTTTCAACTGAATCGTTGAAAAGAGGTGACGCATCGCCTTCTGTGCAGTATCGTAATGTTGCACCAAAAGATTATTCTCGTAACTCCGCTTCAATGAGAAGTTATGGGCGCAGTAAAAGGTAAAGAATTCTCCGTTCAGGGAATCGGGTATGGCTGCTTTCCCGTTGAAATAAGTGGCCGCTGCTTAAAGGAGTCATTAACATGGCACGCAAAGCTCGCAAAGGTCGTAAAGCTCGCAAGTAATTAACTGGGGAGCAATCCCCGTTAATTGCGGCTAACACCGTCTAGTCCTGCCGAGGGTCGGGAAACTAAAAAATAACTCCTCCCACTTGACTTTCATAGAATTAGTATTAACCTACACACATTCTGATAGGAAATAACTATGGCAGTGCCACCCGACCAGTTGATGCAGTTGATGAAAAGCCAAAAGGATGCCGCAACTCCTGGTGGAGTGCCTCCTGCTGACGCAGCCCCGACCACGATGTCCGACAGTGCGACACCTCCCATGGGTTCGCCTATGTCTACCCCAGAACCCAAGATGGGTAATCGTGAAGCCTCAATGATTAACATTGGTATGGCTACCGATTTGTTAGAACAAGCTCTTCCCGCACTTGGTAGTGAATCGCCAGAAGGTCAGAAGATTCTGAATGCCATTCGCACCATCTCCGGGATTATCGGTCCTCGCAAAGCGAGAACAAACGAATTGCAACAATCAGAAATTTTACAGTTGCTGCAAAATCTGCCTCAAGCAGGTGGCTCATCTCCAGAAGCAAAAGTTATGGCGGGTGCGCCTTCAGTTCCCGGTATGTCACCCACGGGTCAACCCACTCCACCACCTCCAGTTGCTCCTCCCGGTGGAATGAAGCCTCCTGGTGCTCCTGGTCTTCCCCCTCCCGGAGGCGGTTTGCCTCCTCCAATGTAAAGGAATCAAAATGGACTTATTTAAACCACGTGGTGCGTCTGCTCCCCGCAATCCAACAGACAACAACCAGAAAAACGGTCAAATTGTTAACACACCCCGTTATTCACAATTTGGTGGTCTGACTTCAGCTCCTAAAGCTGGGTACAAAAACATGATGTCGATGTCCCGTCCTGGTGACACGAAGAAAGTAATCTAAAGCATTTTAGGGGATAAATATGAGTAGCTTAGAGAACATGGATCAAGCTCAGATTTACGAATTGGCGAAGTTGACCAAGACGCTATCTGAAAGTCCTGAAACCCGCAAAGAACTCTTACGAATGACGAAGAAGGTTAACCCTGAAATGGTTTTTCCTGAACTAGAGATCGAAGATTACACAAACCAAAAAATTACCGCTGCTGAAGAAAAAGTTATAGCAATGGAAAATAAGTTGCGTGAGCGTGAGATTCGTGATCAGTTGGAGTCCAAGCGCAAGAAACTCAAAGAGACTTATAACGTGGATGATAATGCTGTGAGCGAAATTGAAAAGATTATGCTTGATCAAGGCATCACCAATCACGATACAGCAGCACAACATTGGGAATGGATGAAGCAAGCTGCTGAACCCACGCCCACTGGCTACAACCCTAATGCAATGAACAAGTTTGACTTGTCAAAGTATTGGAAAAGTCCGCAGCAAGCGGCTCGTAATGAGGCAGCTACTGCATTGCAGGAAATTCGTAACATTGGTCGTAGACCAATTGGTATTTGATTTCGGGGAAATTTGTTTGGCGGCTTTGTGCCGTTCTTTAACTAAGGAGATTTAATATGCCTATCGGCGGCGGTATTCTCCCTCAGAGTGGCACAAGTCAATACAATGAATTGACTTACGTTACTCGTAGGGCATTTATTCCCAAGCTGGTTGTCCAGCTTTACAACTCAACCCCCCTTATGGCTGCTTTGATTGCCAACAGTCAGCAAGCATCAGGCGGTGTGAGCCAAGTAACTGTTCCTGTTCAGGGCGCACAGTTCGTAAACGCACAATGGTCTGACTACTCTGGTTCTTTCAACCAGCCTTCAGTCCAGCAAGGTGCTTTCAATGCTGAATTCAACCTCAAGCTGATGATTGCTCCAGTTCCATTCCTCGGTATGGAAGGTGCGGTTCAACAAGACTACGCTATTATTCCTCTGATCGAAGCTCGTATGAACGATGCGACCAACGTGATGATGGATGCCATGGCAACCGCCTTGTACACCAACTACACCAATACCCAACAATTCATCGGTTTGCCCGGTGCAATTGATGACGGTACTAACCTGCAAACCTACGGTAACATCAACCGTTCGACCTACACCTGGTGGAAGTCGAAAGTGTATGCTGCTGGTAGCGTCAACCCAACCCGTCAAAACATTCTTCAGTACATTTCTGGTACTGTTAAGAACGGCGCAGAAGTTCCTACTTTCGGCGTTTGCGGTTTCGGTACTTGGACGCTATTGGCTCAAGACTATGTTGGTCAAGAGCAATACGTTATCACCCCCGGTCATGGTTTCGATGGTGACAACAACGGTCCTCAAGCTGCATTCCGTGCGCTGATGGTCGCTGGTGTGCCAATTTATCCTGATCCATACTGTCCAGAAGGCACGGTATATTTCATCAACAGCAACTATCTGTCGCTCTACATTCACGAGCAAGGTTCGTTCGTGTTTACTGGCTTTGAATCGACTCTGCCTAACTGGCAAATCGGTTACGTCGGTGCGGTTCTGATGATTGCGGAATTGGTTTCGACCAAGCCCAAGTCGATGACCCGTGTGTCTGGCTATAACTCAATCGCTATCTAAGGAGATATAGTCATGTCACTTGGTTTAAACAAAATTGTCCTCGCTAATGCCAGTACTAACACTCCTGGTGCTTATTGGCAGCTTACGACCTTAACTGGTAACAACAGCACAACTATTGTTCCAGCAGGTACGTATCTGTTGTTTCCAACGGCTAACGTAACCATCGAAGCAGTGTCGGCTTACAACACCAACACCGCTTGCGCTACGCCTTCAACCTGGTCAACCCTCATTGCCAATAATACTGGCGGTGTATTGATCTCTGACGGTGTTAACGTTCGTGCAAACGTTATCGTTGCTACTGCTACCACGATTACCTTGGCTACGGTCAACGGTGGTCAGGCAGTATCCGGCACTTACAACAGTTAAGGAGCAAACATGGCTAATTACGATTCAGTCAGTCAATTCTATCTTGACAGTTTCGGTAATGGTCGTGTTGCTGTCGTAAAAGCCACCGCATTAAATACTACGGGTAACGCAGTTGTTACTTTGCCTATTTTGAGTGGTGGTTTAACTAATGCAAATGCTGCTGTTGGTTCTGGTGCAATTATTGTTCGTCGGATCACCGTTCAAAATGCTACTGGTTCAGTCGCATCGGCAAACGTGTCAATCACAACGACTAATGATGGCAACATTTCAAACGCTGTAGTTGCAAACGTTGTACTGAGTAATTTGACAGGTGGCGGTAAATACCAAGACCTAACAATTAACGGTGCTTACGGCGCAAATACTGCTGTTACTGGCTTTGTCACTCAAGCACTTTATGTCAACGTCAACACTGCTAGTGGAAACAGTAACACTGTTGATATTGCAGTTTATGGCGATGTAGTGAGCTTCTAAATGTCTATTATCTACGTAACTAACAATTCTGACAAAATCCTTAAAGATGGCTATTGCGGTCAGTTCTGGACTTTTAAGATTGGAGAAACTGTCGAGTTGCATGAAGATGCAGCCCGACATATCTTTGGTTACAAAGTAGAAGACAAAGAACCTTTTCTGGCAAGGCTCGGATGGATTCGGACTGCTAATGATTTGGAAGATGGATTAGAGCGTCTTTCAAAGTGGCAGTTTTCCTCTGAGCCTCCAAAAAAGAACCACGAATCCCCGGTGGTGGAAAGAGTACCTCTGCGAGCTGTAAAGCAAACAGAGGGAAAAGTCCGATCAGCAGCCTAAGTTATGGAACGTAAATGTCGCAAAATCTCTCCGGGTACATCACGGAAGTCAGACGTTTGCTGCATGATGCCAATGCGAATTTTTACACGGATCAGCAGCTAACAGATTACATTAATTCCGCACGGGAACGTCTTGTGCGTGATACTGGCTGTCTGCGAACGATTCAGGTTATACAAACACCCCCTCCTCCAGCTACAACGATTGGTGGCGTAACCGCTACCGCACCAACACCTTGGTTAGCCAATACTTATTATGCTGCTGGAACATTTATATTCAGTAATATTTACACCTACCAGGTTACAACGGCAGGAACAACAAGCAGTTCTGCGCCACCGTATCCATTAAGTTCTGGTAGCACATTTAACAATTATCCACCTAGCACTGAGTTCTTAAATGGTACTTGTGGTTTGACGTATGTAGGTAACGTTGAGCAGATACCTTTCTCAACCTTACCGCAAGGGCTACAAACCTTAGATATTCTTAACATCAACTTGTATTGGGGTAATTCTCGTGTGCCATTGGACTATTTGTCCTGGTCAGACTTCAATGCAAGGCTAAGATTTTGGCAAAACTACATTGGTAGACCTTGTTGTTTCTCTGTATATGGTCAAAATACGATTTATATCGGTCCTATTCCAGATCAAATCTATCAAATTGAGATGGATACCGTTATTTTGCCTTTACCTTTAAGTTTAAGTACGCCAACGGTCAACGATACCATTCAATCGCCTTATACAAGCCCTGTACAGTTCTATGCAGCGTATTTGGCTAAGTTCTATGAGCAATCGTTTGGTGAATCTGAGATTTA